CTTTTTTAATTCCTTTCGAGTTTTTATTGAAAAGAACTTCCTCTAATATGAGAGGTATAGAGGATTTACCTGTACCGTTAGTACCAACTAATTGTGTTACTATACTTTCGGTTAAATCTAACTCATTGTCTGCTCCATAACTGAAACAATTACTCCACTGCAACTTCTTTAGCGTAATCACTAAACACTCCTAAAATATTTTTAACTTTATCCTCATTTAACTCTAGTATATAACTTAAATACTCATTAAGCTCTTCTTCCATTGACATCTCTTTATCTAATACTAAAGTTGCTTCTGTTTTTCTTTTTATAACTTTCTTATCAAGTAACTCACTATTTTTAATGTTACTTAAGTCTGATACATCCCCTTCTATCTCATAGATAGTATGGTGAAAGTCTGTCTGTACCATCTCTTCTTCGCTCACTACTGTTTTTCTTAGCAGCTGAGGAAGATCAAATTCGTGCCATGTCCATTCCCATGTGTCATCAATTAATAAATAACCTGTCTTAACTATGTTTCTGTGAAACGAAGTAGTCATTGGACTTCCAGGATATATGATGTTTCTTTGCGTATTTTCATGTGCGTGTAAATCCCCTGAGAATACATACCTATACTTATCAAATCTTTCTAAGTCTACTTCAGGTTGTACATGAGGTGGTATTTCACCACGAACATGTGTAAATAGTACTTCGGTATCTATACCTTCAATACTCTCTTTTCTATGTAGGTCAGCATAAGGCAGTATTGCCCAATCTTCTTCATAGTAAGTTTCATCTATAACTTCTACAAGAGGATTTATACTTGTAGTAGCATTTTTTAAGTTTGTAAAGAAAGTTTTGTTTTTACGAGTAGCTTCATGATTTCCATCATAAATAATTGTTCGCTTTGTAACTCCTTTTATAAAATCAAAATAAAGACTCAGCTCATCCATTGAGGGGACTCGGTCAAACAAGTCCCCGCCAATGATATGTAAGTCAATTTTATCGCATTTTTCAATTTCTTGAATTTGTTCAAAGAACATCTTGTAACGAGCGCAAGCCCATGCTACTGGTACGTTCTTCTGTCCTAGCTTAATATGCCAGTCTGCTGTAAATAAAATCATCCTACAAAGTTTTCCCCAGGTGTCCATTCACACCCTGTTAGTCCACCTGCTTTAATTGCTTGTAAAGTTCTAAGAACTTCATTAGCATTTCTGCCTGTGTCGAGTGCATTAACACTTACATGTTGCACTATATCATTCTTGTCGATAATATAGGTAGCTCTATAACAAACTCCTGCTTCTTCATTTACTATTCCTAGTTTAGAAGATAAACCTAATCCACAATCTGCTGCTAAGGAATGTTGGATGTTGCCAATGAGTTCATTGTCTTGTTTCCAAGCCAATTTACAGAACTCATTGTCACCACTTATACCGATTACATTCGCTTCTTCTACTAGCATATCCATTCCCGCAATTTCTGTTGGGCATATGAAAGTAAAGTCTTTAGGATAAAAATATACAACTGTATACTCTTTTTTCAAAGGTTCATACTGTTCAGTAACTGATACCTCTATAAAGTTATTGTCTTTATCAACTCCCTGCAAAGTAAATGCTGGGAACTTCTGTCCTACTGTAATCATGTACTACTCCTTATTTAATGTCAAATTCGTCGCTGATTGATTCATCAGGTGTTGAATTATCTGCCCCTTCTCTTAATCTATCGAGAAGCTCTTTCTGTGCGTCTGGAGTTGGTCTTGTTAAGATTTCATCCATAGACTTAAGGTCTGTTACTAGAGACTGCTCATCTTCAGTTAGAGGTCTTGGTTTGCATTTTAATGCCTGTAATTGATACTCAACATTGTAAGCCATCGGTCCTGTTTTAACTCTTTTGAAGCATACATCCCACCCTGTTTCAGGGTCAGTTGGGTCTCCGAGGTCTTCCGCGGCTACCATTACTTGTTCCAGTAGTTTCTTCTTAAGATTTAAGACTTTGACTTTACCATCATGAATACACTGAATCGCGTAAGACCATCCACATTTAAGTTCAGGATGATACTCTCTTACCCAGTCTTTTTCAACATTAGTAAATGCTTCGGTGTTTCTGTCGAACGACAAACACTCGAAAGGTAAATTCTTTCCGTTTTCACCTTTTAGCCAGTATACATATCTTGGTAACATGTCACCGACCATTCTTATTTTATTATCGCCTTCTACATATTGGTAGCTATCGATTTTGTTCTTTTGGGCTTCGCCCTTGGCTTGATTAAAACTTATTGCCATTTCATTTCTCCTTTAGTGATTTCCTCGAATTTAAAGTGAATTCTATCCCCTTCAATCCAAAGTAATCTATTGCTTTCTATTATGTCCTTTTCACCTGTAAAGTATAAAAGGTCTAGAGTGGTATCTTTAGTTTTTTGATACTCAAAATAGTTGCGTAGTGACGCGATACCTGCGTACTGAGCAATCTCGCTATCCGAGTATCTCCTTCTTTGAATAAACAACGGCTCAGGGTTAACAAGGAAACTATGCCCATGAAAACTCTTTTGCCAGAACTTGAATATTCTGTCGTGCCTATTAACTGGAGGCAGTTTGTATGTCAAGATGTGCAGGATTGTCAAAATATCATTGACGCTTCCATTGCTTTCTTTTTTTATCTTTTTCCAATTATAGAATAACATTATATCAAAAATTTAACCTTATGTCAAGAAACATTTTTCTCTGCTATAGATAAGAAACTTCGTACCCTTGTTTCATGTAGTAACCCATTCTCGCACCTGCCTGCTTTCTAGCTGTGCGACCTTCTAAGTGGATGTCTACAATTACCGGTTGCGGTTTGTTCTCATCTAGCCTTATTACTCTACCAATTAATTGTGTTAGTAAAGGCTCGTTGTTAATAGGTGTTCCTAATATTAGACAGCTAAGACAATCTACTGAAATACCTTCTGAAAATATACTTTGAGTTCCAAATAATATATCTTTTGTAGTAAATATTTCTTTAATCATGTCTCCTCTCTCTTCATGAGGAACGTCTCCTGTAACGCATATTGCGTTATCTCCTACTAGTGCTGAACTTCTCTTGAGAAAGTCAACTCTGTCACTTACTACTAAGACCTTGTGGCCTTTAGCAGCATAACCTGCAGCTAGTACTGCACATATGTTTTGGTACTCCCAATCATACGCTAATTCGTTGATTCGAGTAGCCCATGCAATGTTCGCTCCATCCATGAAGCGTATACCACTCCTCACTACTTCAACGCGAGGCACCATATAATTTTCTTTAGGTGGTTTATATACTGTATTTGAAAAATAGTCTCGAAATACAACATGTCTTCCATCCTTGCGTTGCATTGTCCCTGTCAGACCGATCTTATGACGAGCCCTGTTAGAGTCGATAATGCGTGTAAAAGTTGGACTGCTTACATGGTGCATTTCATCGAGAATAATAGTACCGAACTCTTTTGCGATTTTGTCTTGATTTCGGTACAAAGTTTGCACGTTGCCAATGACAATATCCTCATCGATTTCAAATCTTCCCGAACCTATCACACCCGCCGAGACCCCGAAGACTTTCTTACACTCTTTTTCCCACTGCGACCGCAGCGCTACAGTATGAGTAACTATAAGCGTTTTCTGTTTTAGCTTATTTGCGATAGCTAAAGCTGTAAATGTCTTTCCCCAACTGACCCAAGCGTTAATTATAGCACTGCCTTGGATGTCGTCATATACCGCCTGCTGCGATTGACGTAACTCAAACTTAAAGTCATAACCTTCAATTGGTACATCATTTCTCTTATCGACTATCTCGTAGTCGTTTGGTATCAAATCCGTTCTTCCGATAGGTATAGTAACTAAACCTGCTCGGATTATGCCCATATTCTTTATGATGATAGGTGGGTCTGTTGGACGTCTTGGGGGTATACTATAGGTGAGCTCTTCGTCAAGCTTTGCCTGGTATGTTGCGGTTACTTCTATGAATATTCTATTGCTGAGGACTGCTTTCATTCAGCTCATCTTCTGTCACGCAATGTTCAATTCCATGATAAGTATAATAGCATTTTAAAGTTATTACTTCACCTTGCCCATCATCATTCCAATGTCTAATAACATTTGCTATGATAAAGCAACAAGCAACAACATTGAATAGGACGATAAAACTCCTAAACATAGCAACATAATCAGCTTCTCTATCCTGTCCAATTTTTTCTCCTAAACTCTTTGCCCATAATCTCCATAAGTTCATGTTAATTTCCCTATTAATTCTAGTAATTCTTGTACTGTTGCGAGGTCTTGCTCGTTATCAGTATCTATTTCAATTTTTATTTTCATACTTTTCTCCAAGTATCTTTCTTCTTAATTTCTGAGAGTTCGTACAAGTAAGATGGTATGTCTTTTATGTACAATACTCCTGCGTATTTCTGTAGTGGCTGCGGTGGTCTTTTTAGTTCAAATGGAAAGGGTACGTTTTCAACATATATTAATGTTATTATATCTTTTTCTATTACTTCTTTTATTTTAAAATAGTACAACTTTGCTGTTATACTTTTCTCGTACCTAAAGAATTTCCCATTAGAGTCTACAAAGAACTTTCGTCTATGCCTTGATAAGTCCACAAAGTTATCGATCATATGTCTTAACTCATATAAATTTTTATGTGGGGTGTTAAGTCGTCGTTGGCCTATTGTGTACCCTTCTACATTTGTATCATCTACAACTGCACCTTCGCACCACAATATACCATCGAGTTTTTGTACTTCATCTGTGTGTATTACATAGACTGGAAACTCAACATCATTCAGATTCATACTTAGCCTTAAACTTGCCAAGTGAGTAATCTTCATCAACGTCAAAGTCACATCCAATCGGACATCCTGGTATTGATATACCTCTGTCTTTTTCAATGCAAGTTCTCACAATTTCCATATATTCATCAACATCTTCTTCTTTCACTTCTGCAAGAATCGAGTCATGAACAAGGGCAAATATTCTCATATCTTTCGTCTTGTTTAGTTTGATAATTTCATTGTGGGTATCTATAGCACCAAGAAGATTGACATCAGAAGCAATTGACTGTACTAGAAAGTTGATTCCAGACCTTACTTCATGAGAAGCGATTCCTTTGTCTGTAGAAAATACATTAGGGAGTCGTCTTTTTCTTCCGAAGTGAGAGTAGATGAAACCATTGTCTTGTATAAACTGCTTCTGATTATCTAACCATTTCTTTAGACCTGCGAACTGTTCAAAGTAATCTTTAATAACCGCACTTGCTTCATTCATACTGAAGTAACTGCCAGAGTCTTTGGTAACTTGTTCACTAATCTTTTTCGGTCCCGCACCATACATAATACCAAAGGTAACAGCTTTTGCCATCTGTCTTTGAGTACTATACTGAGTAGCAACTTCCTCAACATCACAAGGTAAGTCAAATACTAACTTAGCAATGTTACTATGGAAGTTGCCTCCAGATTTAAATACATTCATAAGATTCTTGTCGTTTGCAAGCACAGCCGCGCAATATACCTCAGCTGTTGTTAAATCCATTGCAACTATTTTGTTGCCTGGAGCAGCTTTGATACACCCTTTGACAATTGGATTGTCTCTAGGTATTTGTTGCATATTCATTTTACCACTAGAAGAAAGACGACCAGAGGTTGTTCCGTGTAGGTTGAAACCTGTACGAAGTCTGCTGTCTCTATCAAGTTGTGGATAAATTTTATCAAGATATGTACTCTTGATTTTAACTTTCTGTCTTATGTCAAGTACTAGTTGTGGTACTTCGTGTTCCTCGGCTAACTCTTTGAGTACTTCGGCATCAGTACTATCCGCACCCGTGCCGGTCTTCTTACCTGTAGGTGTTAACCCAAGGTAATCAAAGAGTAAAGAACGAAGCTGCATTGTACTGTTTGGGTTAAAGTCTTTACCTGTAATCTCCTCGAACTTCTTAATTTCAGGATAAGTATATAATGTAGTGATAGCTTCATCAATATTCTCCTGCATAAGCACGGAAGATTTCTCTAGTCTTTCTTTATCAAACGGTACTCCAATGTCTTGTATATCCGTCAGGAATCTGCATCCTGGTATAAGTATATCTCTGTATACTCCATACAGTCTTTCATTAGTAAGTAAAGGCTTTTCAAACTTTTGGAAAAGAAGAAAAGTACATACTGCGTCAAGAGCTGCATAATCTTTCATAATGTCAAATGGAATCATGTCCCAAGTAAATTGGTTTTTGAGTATTCCGTTTCTACGACAATAATCTGCCATCCAATCATACATAGGTTTCTCATAATCTCCATAGGGAGTGTACTTAAGAGATAACTGCTTTAGGCCGTGAGTGCCTGGATTTTCATCTAGCATGTAGTGTAGTAACATAGTATCTTCAAACCTTGGAAACTTAAATCCAAAGTGATACTCAAAGAAAGCCAAGTCAAACTTAGCATTGTGAAATACTACTCGTTTCTTGGTGAATAACTCTTGTAGGAGTTCTTCTACTTCTTCGTCTACACAGTCTGTGTTGATGTATGCTCCATGGTCAGGCTCATAAGAGATACTCATACCTAACATATAACCATCTCTAGGATATAATCCTGTTGTCTCTGAATCAAGTGCAATAAAGTCAAAAGGAGCGTCAATTGCTTTCTTAATGAAGTCAATGAAGTCCTTAGTCTCTGTTATACCATATGCTTTGTCAGAACCAAGTTTCATAACTTTAAGTTCTCCTTTCACATACTTACTTATATTCTCAACTGATTCTTCCCAAGTCTTTTTAGCTTCTGGTTTGAAAGCTAACATTGCTGGGTTTATTACTGGTAGAAACTTATCATCGATAACTCTACCACTGTATTCTGTTACTGAGCTTTGTTTTGTGTAGTACTTCAAACACTCAGACCCGATAAGTATTACCCAATCATAATCATCAATATTAATATCAATGTCACAATCTCGTTTTAATACTTTCTTTATTGTTGGGTCTGAACATAATTGAAACTGCTCAAAATCAAACTGATTATCAAATAATCTTACATAGTCATTACGACTAGGCTTACTCTCTATTAATGCTATTTTAGCCATATAATTGTTCCTTTAATTCTTTTACTTTGTTTTTTGTTAATGCCCCTGCATCCCCTAATGCTCTTGGTAATGTAATGTTTTTATGTGGTAGTTCTGCAATGTCGCACATTTCAATCACTCTATTTGCTGCGTCTTGTCCTGCATCGTCTGGGTCAAACAGTAAGTCTATACCCGATACTCCACTCATTTTTAATAGTTTTAGTTTTTCTATATCTATGTTTCTTGTACCAAAACAACAAACACTATTCTCTAGTCCTTTGTCATGTAGATTTAGTACATCAAATATACCTTCTACTAATATGACTCTCCCTTTTATGGGGCGGACTCGAGCAGGAAATAGCGGTAACACAGCTTTTGGGGGATGTATGATATATTTTACTATATCTGTAGGTGATTGACTCCTACAATTAAATGCTACTATTTTTCCTGTCAAGTCCTTAATCGGAAAGGAGAGTCTACCTGTGAACGGTTTGTCTGGATGCACGAAACAGTCAAATCTTTTATAAGTGTCAGGTGAGATTTCTCTCCAGTTGCCTACGTATGGCATGAAGTTAGCAGGCATCTTTAGTCCAATGGACGACGACCTTACTTCTTCTATTTTTCTTCTAACCTTTTCTCTACGTATATCTAAAGGATTAGAAGGTGCATCGAAATGAACAAAGATGTTTCCCTTGTAACCGCAAGAAAAACAGTTATATACTCCTGTTATTCTATCGATTCTCATACTAGGGTTGCCATCATCATGTTCAGGATTTAAGCATGAGACTATACAATCTGCTGGAGATAACTTATACTGTATCTTTCTTTCTTGTAATAGTTCTTCAACTGTCATTAAATGTCTCCATTCCATTCAACCCATTCTTCTATTCGCTGTAGTTCTATAGAGTCCTCATATATAGTTCTAAACTCTTCTCGTGAAGGCATTTCTACCTCAAGAGGAAGTTTTTTGATAAATCTACCATACGCTTCGCTTAATTGTTTTTCTGTGTATAATATCATAGGTCGTCTACATCTTCTCCAGTTTTCATACTATTTGACATATCTTCTTTGTCTTTAGGGTTTATTTGTGATTGCGGTCCTATTTTAAGTGTTTCCCAATCAATAACACTACTAAAACTTTTCATAACATTACTACGCATCTTAGTGCAGTTAAATGTCATGCAGTTGTCTTCTTGTTCCCATGTTTCTAGTGAGTAAGCCGCATCCGCAGCATCAAGTATACCCTTAGCAAACCTAGCTTCTCCACTTGCATCGGTCTGGTATGGTGCAAAGAATAGTGTCTCATACTCTTGTGCATATAACTTCATTTTCTTACTTACTTCTATTTGTTCTGTCCAATCGTATTGACCAGATCGACTTGGTGCATTGTGGCGCTTAACTTGGTTCAAGTAATCAACTATTACAACTCCTATATCAAGTTGGTTGACTTTCTTGTCAAGCTCTGACTGTATCTTGGAGAGAGTTAGTGCAGGGTCATAGATTACATCTATTTGCCTGTCTTTGTGAAGCTGTAGCTTTGTTAGTTGAGTATGAAATGCCTCAAAATCCTTTGTTTTCTCAAACTCGGGAAGCAACTCATGCCCACCATCAAAACGTCCAGCCCACCAGCCAGCAACGAGTGACCACTCAGGACCGCTTAGCATTTTGCTACGCAATCTCTTAAGAGGTACTTTAGTTGCAACAGAGCATATTCTTTGTAGTATGGAACGACTATCCATTTCAATAGTGAAATAAATAGCGGACCTGCCACTTTCATATACATTAGCTGCTAGGTTACAACAGGTAACTGATTTACCTGAACCACGTCTGCCTCCCACAAGCACCAAATCTTTGGGAGAGAACTGAATTTCTGAATCATAATCAGAATTGAGTCCTAAAGGTAAATACTTAGATAGTTCTTTGTCATCCTCAAATAGAGAGATTTTTTCCATACTCTCTGCTGGTGGTTTGACATCTACCGATTCACTTACCTTTAAAACTATTTCCTGTAATTGTTCTATGTTTTCTTCAGCTGTAGCCATTGCTACTGTATTATCTATATACTTGTCTAGTTGGTCTAGGATTTCTACTTGTGCATACTCATTCTTGAGATAGTCAAGTAAAAGCCACGCGTCTACCTCGACTTCTACTGATTCGATTGCGAATATTTTTTCTTGTAGTTTTCTGTCACGGACTTCGTAACGTAGGTCCTCGAACTGAGGAAGGTCTTGGTATTGGTCTATGTGTTTGTCGAGTATTTTAAAGACAGATTGAAAATCACCAGGTAGGTAATGTTCCTTGAGGTTTGCCCAAGTATCTAAATCTTTCTGTACTATAATTTGCTTTAGTAAAGCACTCGCAATATTCAAACTAACTCTCCCAAGTATATGATAAAAAATGGGCAGGGACTAAGTCCCCACCCGACTAAAAGCAAGAAATATTAACCTATTTCTTTTTTAGCAGCGCCGTTGTAATCGGAACATGTTAGACCTCTTCTGGTCAACATTGTTTTAACTCCTCTTACTGTTTTGCCGATTGAATCAGCGATTTCTTCGACAGTCATGCCAGAGATATCGATGTCAGCTAAAACGTCAGCTTTGCTTGAACCTTTAGTTTCTTTCTGCTTAGGAATCGCGTTGATTTCACCACTTCTTAGTAAAGATAAAGCTTTACCTCTGATTGAATTAACAGACTTGTCTAAAGCTCCAGCGATTTCTTCTACGAAGCTTCCGCCATTAACCATTTCAACAAATGTTGTTTCTTCTTCAGGAGTATAAGTCCTAACTGTTTCTACTTTAGGAGCAGGTTTAACGTGGTCTGTAAGTTCCATAGAAAGAATCTTTCCTTGGATTGACTTAGCAGAAAAGTTTCCGCCCTCGAAGTGTGATGCAATTTCTGCATAAGTGTAAGAACCACTGTTATCATTTACAAATGCTGATAAAGTAGCTTCTTGGTCTTCTGAGAAAGACTTAGTTGCTGAAGCAGAAGCTAGTTCTACGTCAAAGCCCATCTTTCTTAGTTTGCTAGAAACTGATCTTGTAGATGTTTCTAACTGCTCAGCTGCTTCCGCAACCATAGCTTGAGATATCGGGCTCTCATTGCCCACGAAAGAAGTTAACTCTGAAGTTCTTTCGTCTGTCCATTTTGGTAATGCCATTTTTATATTTCCTCTAAAATGTCTTTTATGTTATTAATAATTGTTATACCCATTGTCTCTGCTTTCTTGGTTTTAGCACTTGCTATTCCACTCTCATTTACTAGGATAGTTATATCCTTTGTGAGATTATCCTTTACTGCATAGCCGTTTTCTTCTAATACTTGTTTGGCGGCTGCTTTGGTAGGATAGCTTACTAGCTTACCTGAGATACAAACTGTTCCCTTAGTGTTCTCGTAACTGACTTTTTGCACATTACAAGTAAAAGTAAAAGGTAACTTTGCATATTCTTGGATTAGGAAAGTTTCCTCTAACCAATCAAGAAGGTTCGACGCCGCTTTAGGACCCAGACCTGCCTCTGCACATGTCTCTGGGGTTATCTCATGTATTGTTGAGATGTGTTTTGCTAACTTTTGAGTGGCACTTGAGCCTATCAGCGGTATCGAAAAAGCTGGAAGTAAAACTGTGAGGTCATTACTCTTCGATTTGTTAATTTCTTGAAAGAGTTTAGTTCCTAGTTTTTCTGAATCCAATGTTGAACATATATCCTCTTGGGTGAGAGAATATATATCGTGATAATCGACTAGACCTAACCTATCTATAGTAGACGGTCCGAGTCCTTTGATTTTCAAAGTCTTTGCAAAGTGTTCAACACGCTTTGCAGACTGAGCGGGACAAAGTTTATTACGACAGAATAACTGGTCATTAACAAGCTCTAACATACTTGCGCATGTTGGACAACTTGTCGGTGGTATTATGTCTGTCATATTGTCTTTCTCCCAAAATATAAGTATATTATATCAGACGAGAGAGCGTTTGTCAAGAATTATTTTTCGGGAAGTGGGATAAAATTTTGGAATCAATTTTGAAACACTCTGTATGCCCACCAAACTTTTCAGCTGGATAATGACGGTCGTCCTTAAACTCCTCGTGCAGTTCCTGCTCTTTTTTCCAGCAGTTATAGATTGTATCGTGGTATGTTCGTTGAATACGTAAATCGTACCCTTTGAATCCACGACTTCTTTTTATAACGTGCCTCCAGTCTTTTCCCTTTGCTATTCCAACCTTTATACACTCGCGTTCATACGTGCGTTGATTGACTAGAATAACTCCATATAAAACACCCTCTACTAACTGTTCGTCAGGACGGTTTTCAAAATAAGTTTTATTATAAACTCCTCCGCTCATTCTGCCCAACTCCAACCTTCTTCGATCGAAGACTGTACTGCTTGGATAAATTCTCTATCTTCTTCAGAAAGAACAGACCAAAACTTACTAACAGCAAGTGTTTGAAGCATCATTTCTTCAGGATTATGTAAATGATAATCCTTACGTACAAGCATCTCTATTTGGTCAAGTCTATTAGTTATTTTCTCTCTTAAGTCTTTGGTTGCCATTTCTCACAAGTCTCCTCGGATAGTACCATTCCTGCTGGGGATGTTACTCTACACCAGCCTTCGCTAAGATTCTTACTTATATCATGTATAGGTTCATAAAACTTACACTCACCGCAAGGTGTCTCTGGAAGTTTCTTTGCTCTTTTCATCAGTTTCTTTCTTAGTTTCATTAATATATACCTTTACTGTTTTTCTGCCTGTTGTCCAAACGGCAACTAAGCAGTTCTTCATGCCTTATGCAATCCTCTAGCATAGTACATATTCTGTCGTACACTGCCATCTTCTCTTATCATACCTAGTACAAAGTTTTCTGCTATGTCTTCACACCAATACTCACTTTTTGTAGGATGCCACATAAGAAAACCTTTGCTTTTACTTTCTGAGTCTGATAAATGCACTCCCCAGTACTTGTGTTCTTTATGTCGAACAACTTTTCCTACTTTAGTTCCATCCATATACTCTGAATATACTTCGTATTCTTTCATTAGTCTACCCTCGCTACTATTTGGGGAATAATCTCCCCTGCTCTTATTACTTCAACCATACATCCTATCTGTAAGTCTAATGCTTCTATGATAGCCATGTTGTGTAAGGTTGCTCGTGAAACTCTTGCTTCTCCTATTATACAGGGTTCTAGTATTGCTACTGGAGAAACTGCACCTGATTTTCCTACTTGCCATTTAACATCAAGTAGTTTTGTAACTACGCCTTCTTGCTTTTCTTTGAGAGCGAAAGCCCCACGAGGATGATGAGAAGTATATCCTAACTCATCAAACTCTTTGTGGCTAACTATTCTCCAGACATCTCCATCCTGTGGAAACTGTTCCCAACTGGAATCAATTGCTGTATTGAATCCTACATGCTGTAACATTCTCATATCTTCTACCCAGTCAGGGCAGATAGCAGGTTGTAGACCATAACTTACGAAAGTTAGGTCTCTTCGCTTAACTTCCTCAATATCTTTTAAGTTAAGCGCACCCGCTGCATAGTTACGAGCATTTGGTATTTCTTTTGGAGCTACTACCTCTCCTGTTATTTGATGAGGTGCTTTGAATGATATTGTATTTGGTACTAGATGTCTAATCTTATCTGTGATATCTAATCCCTTCTTGCCATCTCCTCTAGTAAGTGCCATTGTTAGTTGCCCTTCTATATATTGAATACTAACTGCAGCTCCATCTAACTTAGGTGTAACTGTTACTACTCCAGGTAAAAAAGTGTGTGGGTCTTTCTCTCCCTTATAAACTTTCTGTAAAGAGTACATAGGAAACATGTGAGGTATT